TCCATCAAGCAATAAATAAGGAGATAATACATGGCAAACATAGTACCATTCAGTTTTAAAGGTGAACTAGCATCAGGAACGCATAATTTTAGTTCTGGTGGTGACTCTTTTAAAATAGCGTTGTACACAGCTAATCCATACACGACATCAAGCACAGTATTTTCAGCTACAGACGAAGTTAGTTCTGCAGGAAGCAGTAACTATCCTTCAGGAGGTAAAGCATTAACAAGTCAAACAGTTACAGCTACAACAGCTACGACTGCAATTGACTTTGCAGATACTACTTTTGCAAGTGCAACTTTTACAGCAGCATTTGCAGCTATTTACAATACAAGTGCTTCTAATAAATTAGTGGTGGTTTTAGATTTTGGTGGTAACAAGACAGCGACAAACGGAACTTTTACAATTTCGTATCCTGATCCTAGTACACCAAGTAATGCGATTATAAGTATAACATCATCATAAGGAAATTAAATGGCGTTAGTAATAAACGATAGAGTAAAAGTAACAAGCACAACTACTGGCACAGGCGCATTTGCACTTGGAACAGCAGTAACTGGTTTTGAAACTTTTGCACAAGGCATAGGAAACAGCAACACGACTTACTATTGTATCTTTAATCAAGGTACAAGTGAGTTTGAAGTTGGACTTGGAACATTAGATGGGTCAAGTGCAAATCTAACTAGAACTACAGTTATCTCCAGTTCTAATTCAGATTCAGCTGTTGATTTTTCTGCTGGAACTAAAGATGTATTTTGTACATTACCAGCTAGTAAATCAGTTTTTCTTGATGCAGATGGAACGCCGGTAGGAGCGGCAAGCGCAGGATTTGCAATTGCAATGGCAATAGCATTATAATAAAAGGAGTAATATGGCACAAAATTTTCGTAGATACACAAGCAACGCAGTAGGGACATCCCCTGCTACGATATTTACTGCTAACTCATTTGATACTGTTGTTGGAATATCACTTTCTAATATTACAGGAAACACAATAAGTGTGGACTGTTTTATTAATGATAGTTCTAACGACATTTATCTTGTGAAAAGTGCACCAATACCTTCAGGCGGATCTTTACAGGTTTTGGATGGGGGAGCAAAGTTTGTAGTAGAATCAGGAGATGCTTTAAAAGTAGTTTCTGACACTGCAAGTTCTTGTGACGTTTGGGTATCAGCGGTAGATGCAATTAGTTCGTAAGGAGTTATAAATGGGATATGTAGGCAGAACACCAACAGATATACCACTAACAAGCGCAGACATTGCGCCTGGAGCAGTCGATACAGTTAATTTAGCTGCAGATGCAGTTACGTCTGCAAAAATTGCACCAGCCACTGTTGCGTCTAGTGATATTGCACCGGCTACTGTTGCAGCTAGTAACATAGCACCTGGAACTATTACAACTACACAGATCGCTCCAGCTACAGTCGCTGCCCCTAATATTGCTCCGGGAGCAATTACAACAACTCAAATTTCACCATCAGTTCCTTTAGGAGTTCCTGCTGTTACTTCTAATCCGCCAACACCAAGTTTAAGTATTGGGGACATGTTTCTTAGAACAGATCTATCTGCACCAGGAAATTTAAAAGCATTTTTAGCAGGACCTTTAAGTTGGTCTACAGGTGGTGACATGCATAATGCACCAAATGGATATTCAAACACACTGGGATGTGGAGTTCAAAACGATGCAACGACTTGCGGAGGATATAGAGGAACACCTTCACCATACTATTTAAGTACAACTCAATCTTATGATGGGTCTGCATGGTCAACAGGGCCTTCTTATCCAACAGGAGATACTGTAGGAATTACATCATCAACAGGCGCACCTGGGTCTAATTGTTGGTTTGCAGGAGGATTAAATCCTGGTGGACCAGTTAGAACAGATACAAATGAATGGAATGGAACATCTCACGTTGCGAGTGGAGCATTACCAGCAGGAGAATATCATGGTATGGGTCAAGGAACTATTCCAGATGGAATGGTTGTAGGTGGAAGCACTCCATCTGCTTCAAGCACTGTTTATGATTATAATGGCACAAGTTGGTCATCAGGAACAGCATTGCCTTCAGTTATCACTGAAGCAGGAGGTACAATGGTAGGTCCCCCAACTAACGCTGCATTTGCTGGTGGTAGAAATGCTCCAACTTCACCATATCCAGGTATAGGATATGAATGGAATGGATCATCATGGTCAACTTTCCCAGCCGCACCAGCTCAACCATCATCGCAAACAGGTAATGGAATATGTTTTGGAGCTAATGCAGATAGCTTTTATTTAACTGGTTATGAAATTCCCCCAGGATTTGGAACAACTACAACTGTTCAAAAATATAATGGATCATCATGGTCAACAGATACTGTAATTCCATCAGCAAGATACTCTATGGGTTCAGCAACGGCTGGAAATACAGCATCTTCAGGATCAGGACTAACTTATGGTGGATCAAATCCATCAACAAACAATCCAGGCGGTCAATCAAGAACAACTTTTGAATGGACTGATGGAAACGCTATCGTAGATTTAAATTAAGGAGGACATATGGCAAAAATATATTGTACAGCAACTAACACAGGCAAAGGCTTCATAACTCATGAAGAGCAAGAAAATGCTCAACCTTTAAAAGCATCGGGTTATCCTGGAAATGTATGGCAAGTTGAAGATAATGCAACAGGTCAAGCATGGAGAACCAGAGTCGGTGGAGTTACTAAAACTTTGGCAGAAGCTCAAGCTATAGTTAATGCAGCAGTTACTTCTCAACAAGAAGCTTGGGATGCATTACCTGATGGTAGCTTTGAAAAAGAACCGCCAAGGGAAAGACCACATAATATAACTATAACGGAGTAAAATGACTATAGTAAAGATTAAATCAAGAGGTATAACAGCAGATGCGGTTACAACAAGTGAAATCGCTCCCGCTACAATTACGGCTGCAGATATAGCACCAGCAACTATTACTACAACTCAGATTGGTCCAGGTGCTGTTGCACAATCAAATATATCTCCAGCGGTAACTTTAAGTGTGCCAGCTGTAACATCAGATCCTCCATCACCTAATTCAGGTGATGTTTGGTTAAGAACGGATTTAAAAGTATTCAAAGCTTATTTATTAGGTAATGCCACTTTTTCAGCTGGAACTTCAATTCCTTATGGTGCAACAAGTTGGTCAGCTAATGGTACAAGCACAAACTCATTTTTTGCTGTTTGCGGTTATGGTAGTCACCCTAGAACAGGTGGAGATAACGGAGCAAGAGGATATGATAATTTAGAATTTAATGGAACATCTTGGTCTAACGAAACAAACTTTCCTTACGCTAACTCTAGTTGTTGTTCAGTAGGAACACAATCTGCAAGAGTTTCAGGTGGTGGTCACGGAAATCCTAGCGGACCAAATTCACCTTTAGGACCAAGTTATTCTGCGACTACAATTTCATATGAATGGGACGGAACAAGTTGGGCTGCTCCTGCTACTATGAATTATTACGCTTCTTCTTTACAAAGCAGACATGGTCATGGACCTATATCTTCAGCTTTTTTACATGGTGGTTGGTATGCACCAGGAGGAGCAAAAACAAATAAATCACAAATTTATGATGGAACATCTTGGAGTACATCTCCTGATGGACCAACTACAACATACGTTATAGCTTCTGCAGGACCTCCTACAAAAATTTTACACTTTGGTGGAGATTATGCACCAAGTAACAAAGGAACAGTTGAATGGGATGGAAGTTCTTGGTCGGCAGAGCCAGCTATGAGCACAAGTAGACCAGAGGGAACAAAAATAGGAACACAAGCAGGTCCAACTAATACTGGTATATTAGCTGTAGGACCAACAGGAGGCACATCAGAATTGTACAATGGAACAAGCTGGTCTGCTGATCAAAGTTATTCACCTCTACCAGCGTTTCCTGGAAGTGATAGTGGAGTAAGCGGAGGCGGAAACACGGGCGCAGGAAGCTCGACTGGATTATTAATTGGTGGCGGTAGTCCTCCATATCCAGGAGCAAGAGTTGCAGAATATACAGGAGCGGCGTTGGCTAGTTTATCATCGCCGGCGTTTAGTTAGGATAAGTTATGCCATATATTGGAAAAGGAGTTGCTACAGGAAATTTTGTAAAGCTAGATGCTATTACAACATCAGCGACTGCAACTTATGCTTTAACTAATGGTGGTGCAGCATTTACTCCTGAATCAGTTAATCAGATGATAGTTTCGCTAAACGGTGTAATTCAAAATCCTGGCACTTCATTTTCTTTGTCTGGATCTAACATAGTTTTTTCAAGCACACTATCAGGGTCAGATAGTATAGATTTTATTTTGGTATTTGGTTCAGTTTTAGATGTAGGAGTTCCTACTGACAACACAGTTTCATTAGCAAAATTAACAGCAACGGGAACTAAAAATAGCACAACATTTCTTAGAGGCGATAATACTTTTGCAGAACCACTTCAAGCTATATCTTGGCAAGCTACAAAAACTGGTGACTTTACAGCAGTATCAGGTGAAGGATATTTTGTTGATACAACCTCAGGGGCTATCGCAGCAACATTACCTGGAACAGCAGCACGTGGTGATCAAGTTGCTTTTATTGATTACGCTGGAACATTTGATTCCAATAATTTAACAGTAAATAGAAATAGTCATAAAATACAAGGGGACGCTTCTAATCTTACTGTAGCAACAGAAAGAGCTGCCTTTATGTTAGTTTATATTGATGCTACACAAGGTTGGTTATTAACGGAGAATAATTAATTATGAGTTACAAATATATGCAAGCAGAGAGTTATGGAGTAAATTTTTTAAAACATTACGAAAGTGGACAATTTTTTAAAAAATGTTATCCCAACAATATTTGGGTAGTTGAAAATAATGAGGCTGGAAATAAATGGATAAGAAAGGTAAATGGTGTGCCTCTAACTAAACAACAAGCACAAGATATGGTTAATGAAAAGATTACAGAAGCTCAACAAAAATGGGATACAGAAATTGGACCTTTAGTGGCTCAAGCAGAAAATTCTGAACAAGAAGATATAATAACAGTAGTAAATCCTAGACCTGTTGACATGACTTTACTTTAACACAATATGAGAGTAATATAAAAATATGAGTACATACAAAGGCGTCAAAGGTTTTTCAGTAAAATTTGTATCGGCAAATCCGCCGGTAGCTCAAGAGGGACAAGTTTTTTATAATTCAACAGCAGAAAAATTAAGAGTATTTGCACCTCAAGCCGGAACATCGTCTTGGGCATCAGGACCAGCTTTAGCAACTGGCGTATCAAATGCTAGAAGCACAGGTTCAGCAGCAGGAGGTTTTATTTTTGGAGGTTTTACATCTGCACAACCAGGTGGTTCTAACCAAAGTCAAACTTGGAATGGATCTAGTTGGGCAAACTCACCTACTATGCCTTATCAAGCTGGAGGACTTTTTGGTAATAATGATACAGGTGGAGCATCTTCTTCATTAGCATGTGGAGGTAGAAACGGTCCAGGATCAAACGAGGGTTTAACTACTACTGCAAGTTGGAATGGATCAGCTTGGTCAAGTGAAGCTACAATGCCTGATGGAAGACGATATGGTTTTTCTGCAGGAACTGGAGAAAATGTAATTGCATCAGGTGGTTTAGCTGCTTCTCCCCCAACAGCTTTTCCAGGTGCTTCTAATACTTATAATGGAACATCTTGGTCATCAGCACCAGCCTTAAACACAAATAGATCAAACGGTGGTAGTGGTGGAACTTTCCCATCAGGAATTGCATTTGCAGGATGTGCACCCCCTTATTGTGCTGGCTCAAATGTAACTGAAACTTGGAATGGATCTACTTGGGCATCATCACCAGGAAATTTTCCATCAACAAGTGCAAACGTAACTACTTTTGGTGGAGGAGGCATGCCTACTGGAGTTTATGTTGGGCCATCATCTGCTCTTAATTGGAGTGGTTCTGCTTGGTCATCAGGAACTGCTAAAAGTGGAACTGATTCTGATGGTGGAGTTGGAGGCACACCAACATCAATGTTTTATGCTGGAGGCAATAATCCTAGCACTAGCTATCTAACTAATGTAGAATTATTTACTACTACTAGTCCATCTATTGTAGCAAAAGACATATCATTAGACTAATCTTGACTTTTCTGTTATAACCTATAATTATAACAAACATACTGTGATGAAGAATGATACAAAAAAATTTGACGTTGTTAGCACAACTAAAGAGGCTGCACAAAAAATAGACGTTTTATTAGAGAAAGAAGATCTAGAAACTTTTAAGTCGTTAATTCCAGAATTAAAAGACGCTTGGACAAAAAAACAAATTTATAGAACTGAAACGGAAGCAGAGTTTTCAGTTTTAAATGATGCTCATTATCCAACACCAGCATCTAAATATTGGCAATGTGTTAGAGAGCAAGATGTTTATTTTAAAGAATTAATAGGTTTATCTTTTCAGTATAGAGACAATGATTTGTATATTGAGGAACTAGAAGAAAAAATTAAAAACGAAACTAATAGAATTAAAAAAGCAAGATATCAAATTCGATTAGAAAAAAGATTATTTGATAAATCTAATTTTGAATTAACTGCAAAAGATAGAATTAGAGAATTAAAGATGTGGTCTGACTTAAAAAAGAAATATGATAATGACACTTTTGATAAACAAAACGTTAATACACACCAAGCTCTAAGTTATAAGTATCAGTTTGAAAATAGAAAAAAATCTTTAAGTAAAGATTCTCCTTTCATAGATAAGATGAATGTCTATGGTCAACTCTCTACTCTTGAGAGGATGATTAAAGAAGATCCTAAACTTGAAGATTCTAAAAGAAACTCAGAAAAAAAAAAAATAAAATAAGATCTTTTAAAGAAAGAATAATGATGTGTAAAAAGTGCGAAAATTATAGACATGGTTTTTGTAAAGTATGTAATTGTTTTATGCCTCTAAAAGCAAGAGGAAAAAAACAGTCCTGTCCGATTGACAAATGGTAGTCAAATCATGTATACATGTTTTAACAGTTAATCTAATGCAAGGTGTAAATTAAAATGTCAAAGAAGAAAATAAATCCATTGATGCCAATGGATCAACACTTATCTAATATATTAAGTGATGATGAAGTAAAAGATTTTAAAGCCATGAAAACTGAATTACAAGATTCATGGGTTAAAAAACAAATGTTTAGAACAGAAACAGAAATGAGAATATCTGTTTTAAACGATCTTAAACATCCAACCCCAGCCTCTAAGTATTGGCAAGCAGTAAGAGAACAGAATGTATTTTTTGAACAAATGGTTTTTTTATCTTTTGATTTTAGAAAAAATGAAATTGAAATAAAAAAACTTGAAAGAGATATAGCAGAAGAAAAAGACGATTTAGAAAAAGAATTATTACTTGTTAAATTAGATGAAAAGAAATTTGCTAGAGCAGATATGTTATTAACAGCTAAAGATAGAATGAGAGAATTAAGATTATGGTCTAAACTTAAACATGAGATAGTTCGATCAGATCCTAACTTTGACAAAGAAAATGTTAATACACATCAACAAGACTCACTACCAAAAAGACTCTTTAAAACTTGGCAATTTTTTGATAAAGCTGGAGATGCTGATGGTGCAAAAAATATAGCTGCTCAAATAATGACAGCTCAAAGATTAGCAAAAGAGGGTAAAATTAAAACAAACTTAATGAAAGATAAAATAAAAGATGATAAAAACAATAAATAATTTTTTAAACGAAGAAGAATTAAGAGTAGCACATAACTATTGGTTAGTGAGAGAACCTGGATTAGAAGCGTGTGGACAATGTAATGATTCAGTTGCTGTATATGGTGATCCATTAAGTGAAACTTTTTTAAAAACTAAAAAATCTTTAGTAGAAAAAGCTTTTGGTGAAGAATTATTACCTACATATTCTTTTTCAAGAATGTATTATAAAGGCGGAGAACTAAAAAAACATAGTGATAGACCTTCTTGTGAGGTGTCTGTTACTTTAAATATTTTTGCTGATAATACAAATTGGCCTATATGGTTTCATAAATTAGATATGTCTAAACCAACGGATCCAAACACGACAAACTACATGGAGGATCCAAATGCAAAATCAATGTCATTAGTTACAAAACCAGGATCTGCTGCAGCGTACGAAGGCTGTGCATATTCTCATTGGAGAGAACCTTACCCTGGAGAAAAATGTATGCAAGTATTTTTACATTACGTAAGAGCCAAAGGTAGATATACATCTTTTGCTATGGACGGAAGAAAATACTTTGGTCAACATAAACAACAAGCTATTAAGAATGTGTGGTCACAATGATATTATTAGAACCTAGATGGAAATCATATATAGTTGCTACTAACGAACCTATCTTCACACCAGAACAGTGTGATCATATTATTAGAATAGGACAGAGTATGCCTCAACAAGATGCAAAAGTTGGAACAGCAACTAAAAAGAAAGAGACAGAAAGTCCAGAAGTTGACAGCGGAGGTGTTAATGATAGTAAAAAAAGAATTACAACTGTTTCATGGTTACCTTTTAATAATCAAGAAACAGCACCTATGTATTCAAAAATAGAACAATGGGTTAAAAATATTAATATAAATCATTTTGGATTTGATGGTATTCAACTTACAGAAAATGCACAATATACAGAATATCCTGAAGGTGCATTTTATGAGTGGCATACTGATAACGACACCGACATGCGAGCACAACCTCCAGTAAGAAAAATATCTATGACTTGTTTGTTATCTAATGAAAACGATTTTGAAGGTGGCGATCTAGAAATGATAGATGATGCTGCAAGACCAAGAATGAAAAGAGGTCATGCTATATTTTTTGCAAGTTTTATAAGACACAGAGTTACCCCAGTCACTAAAGGCAATAGAAAATCACTAGTAATGTGGTTTGGTGGACCTCCTTTTAAATAAAATTAACTATTCTATCTTTATAAAAAATGGTATAAATCCCTATGAGTTTAGGATTTGACGCAATATCAGCATTACCTTTTGCTACATCAGGACCGGATAACGACGTTACGGTAAGTCTATCAGCCAATCAATTAACACTTACGATTGGTAGTGTAGGTATTATAGCGGACGCTGTTACCCAAGATGCAGATCCAAACAGATTAACATTAGGCCTTGGTACTTTAAGTATTACTGGTACAGCTAATCTTAGTGTTACAGCTAACCCATTAACATTAGGTATTGGTACAATCACAGTTACCGCTGACGCTAGTGCTCCTGTCTCAGGAAACGCATTGACGTTAGCTACCGGAAATGTTACAGTAACAGGAGAAGCACTTGTAAGCCCTAATGGTGTACCATTAACTGTGGCTACAAATGACGTAGGTATAATAACATGGAACGAAATAGTTCCAGGAGCAAACATGGTTTGGACACCAATAGATCCAAGTTAAAATTATGGCATCAACATTTTCATCAGATTTAAAATTAGAAATAGTAGCAACCGGAGAGAAAGCTGGTCTTTGGGGCACTATCACAAATACTAACTTACAAATTTTAGAACAAAGCGCTAGTGGCTATCAAGACATTAGTATGGCTGGTTCAAGTGTAACTTTACTTTTATCAGATGGCGCAACATCAAACGGTAAAAACTTTTATTTAAAACTATCTGGAACTTTAGGTGGTGCTAGAACTTTAACAATGCCATCAGGATCTGAAAGAGTTTGGATTATAAGTGATGAAACAGTTAGAGGCACTGCTAATAATACTTTAAGTGTTTTAACAGCTAGTGGTACATCTCAACCTGTCCCGCCAGGAGCAACTTTACTTTGTGTTTCTGATGGCACAAATACAACAACAAGAATTATAGAAAAAGGTTATGCAACTATAACTGATTCTAACTCACCATACGCAGCTGTGGCTGGTGCACAAATATTTGCTAACACAACAGCTAACCCAATAGAAATTGATTTACCTGCATCTCCAGCAGTAGGTGATGAAATTACTATTATTGACACTAGAGGCACGTTTGGATCTAATAACTTAACTATTGATAGAAATGGTCAACCTATAAATACAGGAACATCTAATTTAGTTTTAAATACAAACGGACAAGCTATTACTTTAGTTTATGTAGATGCTACTAGAGGTTGGGCTTTCAAAACAAATACAGCATAGGAGCTAACACATGGCTCTTCAACAAATTAAATTTGCGCCAGGTATAGATAGACAGGACACCTCTGTTGGTGCTGTTGGTCGTTGGACAGATTCAGACTTAACTAGATTTAGATATGGATTACCAGAAAAAGTTGGTGGTTGGCAATCACTTCTTACAGACACAATTGTAGGTGTAGTTAGAAAAGAGTTTGCGTTTGTAGATCTAGATGGAAATAGATATGTAGCTTTAGGCACAGATAAATTTTTACTAGTTTACTTTGAAGGACAACTATTTGATATTACTCCTTTAAAAACTAGTATCACTGGTGCAACACTTTCTACAAACTCTACAACAACAGTTACAATAACAACTTCAGCTGCACATAATATAAGCGAAGGTGATATAGTTTTATTTGATAATGTAACACTACCAGGTGGTACAGGTTTTTCTGCATCAGACTTTGAAGATAAAAAGTTTCAAGTTATTACAGTTCCAACTCCAACAACTTTTACAATTACAATGGGATCAGCTGCAACTGGTACAGTGGCTACTGGTGGTAGTATAACTTTAAAACCTTACGAACCCGTTGGTCCAGCTGCACAAAACTATGGCTATGGTTTTGGTATTGGAAATTATGGCGGTACGATTACAGGTGTTGGAACAACAACAGTTAACAACA